ATTCCTGTAAACAAATGCATAGCTCCCTATGTGCAATTCAAGACCAAGGAGCTGCAAGACTTCCTAGATAAGATAAGGAAGATGCATCTGGGCATGCAAGATGATTTCAAAGAGGAAGTGCATTTCTATGGGAATGTCTATTCCTTTATGAAGGGTGGTTTACATACAGAGAACAAGCCTGAGATATTTGAAGCTGATGATGAACATGAGATAATAGACTGGGATGTAAGCAGCTATTATCCAGCCATCATCATTAACAACAAGCGTTATCCCGGTCACTTGGGACCAGCGTTTCTCAGGGGCTATCAAGCCATGTTTGAGAAGCGACTAGAGCTCAAGCCCTTAGCTAAGAAGGATAAGAAGATCAAGGGTATTGTAGGTGCTCTGAAGCTTGCTGTCAATTCTGTATATGGTAAGAGTTCTGACATGCAGAGTTGGATATATGACAGAGAGCTCACTATGTTCACCACTATTACAGGTGAACTCAGTCTTATGATGCTTATTGAGGCATATGAACTCAATGGCATTAAGATTATTAGTGCGAACACAGATGGTGTCACTGTTATGATCAAGAAATCCTTGATAGAAAAGATGCATGAAATCAATGCATGGTGGATGGATGTAACAGGATATGAACTCGAACGCACTGATTATCAGAAGATTGTGTTTTCCACTGTAAATGATTATCTTGCAATAAAAACAGATGGAGAAGTTAAAAAGAAAGGGGATTTCCTCACGGATTTTGAACTTCATAAAAACAAGTCAGGAAGGATTATTCCTCTGGCTCTCGAACAATATTTTCTTCGTGGTGTACCTGTTGACGATACTATTCGGTCTCATAATAATATCTTTGACTTCTGCATAAGACAGAAGGCTAGCAAGGATTTCCATTATGAGGGTGTGGATAGGAAAAATGGGCAGACAAGAATGTATAACAAGCTCATTCGGTATTATATTTCCAAAACAGGAGAGAAGCTCCTCAAGGTGAAGAATAAGGATAGCCAGTCTAATGCCCCAGATGTTATACAAGTGGAGGCAGGAGAATGGCTATGCACTGTTTGTAACACTCTAGAGGACAATCATCCAATGGATAACATCAACATGGCATATTACATTGAAAAAGCGGAGAAAATAGTGAGGAAGATTGAAACAAACGGAAAGAAAACAAACATACAGACAAACCCAAATCAACTATCGTTATGGTGACAAAACTATTAGTACTAACAATGTTCATTGTTCCTACAAAGGAAGATGTATGGAGTGAGATAAAGAATTCAGGAGTGAAACATCCCAGAGTGGTGTTTGCTCAAGCAGTGATTGAATCAGGTGGATTTAAGAGCATATTGGCAAAGGAGTGTAACAATCTGTTTGGGATGCGTATTCCCAAGAAGAGGCCAACATTGGCTGTAAAGAGGTGCAAGAATAAGCTTGGTTTTGCTACATTTGATAGCTGGCAGGAGAGTGTGTATGACTATCTGCTCTATCAGAAATACATCCTTAGGAACAAGCAGAAAATGACTGATGAGCAATATCTGAGGCACATTGCTAAAACATACGCCAGCAATCCAGAATATGTTTCTGTCATTCTCAAGACAATGAAGAAATATTCAAACATCACTTTATGAATAACATTGTCATTATTAAGAAGGGAACACATGCTCCCTTCAGATTGCCTAAGTTTTTGATGGGAGAGCACAGGCTAGCAGCAAACATCATATTTACAAGCAGTTGTAGATATGACATAGGACTTGCTGATCAGGCAGACATCAATAAGCTCTTTGGAATAGGGTATTTCCCATTCCATCACAAGAATAGTGTCAGGTTTGGCTGGAGGTACATCATTGACAAGGATGTGATAGAAATCATGGCCTATTGGTATGTAGATGGTGAAAGAAAATGGGAGCATGTATGCTATTGCTCAATAGACAAGGAATACATGTTCATGCTGATAATGAATGACAAGGGACATGTTCTGCTTGTGTATGATGAGAACACCCAGCTGGGTAATTTCACTGTAACAGGTGTTAAGAAAACACTCATTGCATATCTCCTAAGGCTGTATTTTGGTGGGAACCAAGTGGCTCCTCATAACATCAAAGTGAAAATGGACTTTCTATGAAACTCAAGAAAGGAGATAGGTTCACAGATTACATGGGCAATCTCTGTTTTATCAGCTACATTTACAAGGATGTTGTAAAGCTCACATTCATTGCTGAGAAGCCATATGTGGAAGTGTGGGATAAGAAAGAGTTTATTGATGAGGTGGACATGTGTAGGTTTGTTGCACAACCTAAAATAGTGATTAACAGAACAAACATAGCTGAACATCTCATTGAATATCAACTGAATATGGTGGGCACCACTATAAAGCAAGCTGAAAAGGATGAGAATTGGTATAACAACATCACCATGACCAGTGTACAGCATCAGGTGTTCAAATCATATGCAATTCCTCTCATAAGGAAGATATTCAAATGCAACAAACAGAGAGCTGAGACAACATTTGCTTGGTTTGATTTATCCCACGGATTACGCATTAAAGACTGACACAATGACTATTGGTTTAATTATGCTAGTGGTGGTATTCACTGCTATAGCATGGCTGTCTTATGACCTGAACAAAAATGAGGAAGAAGAAGAAGATGATGATCCCACAACAACATGTTGGCATGAAAAAGAGAAACCTAGACGAAAGGTATGAGAACAATGCAAGAATATTGTTCTTTGCTTATGTAGGAATAATGATTGTTTTTCTAACACTCATCATCATTAAAATGATTGAAGCATGAATGATGCAAAGCTTTATTATCTGATGGATGTAAATGGATGGTATTTCAATGTTGTGTACATATGTGGACAACCTTGGACTACAAAGAATACAGATGTCAAAACTGCCATCAGATACACAGAGAATGAGATGGTGAGAGCAAAGTCCCATCTTGACAGGCATAAAATACGAGTGTATGAGACACTTGTTCCCGGTAAAAGGAAGTGTGATAGGTTTGGTAAAATAAAAGAGAAATGAACTTGAAGATAAGTGCCTATCATTTTGAAGAGCTTATTAAGAAGGGATACTCTTTGGACATCATCTATCTGCTAAAACTAATAGAGCAGAGATTTGATATTGAACCGCTTTGTGAGGGCAGCATGAAGATTGCTGCCCTCTATCAAACTCTCATAAGGAAAGGACTTGTATCTGAGAATGACAAGATCACACTACAGGGTGAAGAGCTTCTGAAGTTCATTGATAGTAAGGAAGCAACAAGGATTGTAAAACGCAAACCTGCCACTACAGAGTTTGAAGATTGGTGGAAGGCCTATCCAGGCACAGACACCTTTGAGCATAAGGGTAGGAGGTTTACAGGTGCAAGAAGTTTGAGACAGAATAAAGAGGAATGCAGACTGAAGTTTGACAAGATATTGCTGGAAGGAGAATATACAGCAGCACAGCTTAAACAGGCATTGGAATTTGATGTCCTTCAGAAGAAAGAAAGTTCATTCAAGACCAATTCAAATAAGCTCACATACATGCAGAACTCTCTGACATATTTGAACCAGAGAAGCTTTGAACCATTCATTGAGCTCATTAAAGAGGGCGCAGTGATAGAAGAAACACACAAACCCACAGGCAGTACAGACATTTAAAACAAAGAACAATGAAAACCAAGACTGTTGCATTAAAAGAAGAACAGAATGTAAAAGCAAAGAGAAAGGCAGTGGAATACACATTGAAAGCAAATAAAACAGCGTTTGATAGAGTTCAACTGAGAGGAGCAGAGAGTGCTGTTGATTATTTGCGACATTTCTTTTTTGATGACATTAACATCTATGAGAGCTGCTTCATGATGCTATTGAACAGGTCAAATACAGTGATAGGATATGTAAAAATCAGTCAGGGTGGCATCACTGGAACAGTGGTGGATCCTCTATTGGTTGCCAAGTATGCCATTGATTCACTGGCAAAGGGTGTGATTCTTTGTCACAATCATCCTAGTGGACAATTAAAACCTTCTGATGGAGATGATGCAATAACATTTAAGGTGAAAGGAGGTCTTGATATGTTTGGCATTACACTACTAGACCACATCATACTGACAGAATCTGGATATTATTCCTATGCAGATGAAGGAAGGATTTAAACCCATACACAAGTTTAATGGTGGCAAGGGAGCTACATTATGTCACACATGCCATGTGATTATATCTGTAGGACTGACAAATGATTTATATTGTAATAAATGTAATACAATGGCAAAAAGAACAATGCCTGATCATCCAGCATTTGCATCAGATGAATCAACAGGACTGACAAAGAGAGAATACTTTGCAGCCATGGCTATGATGGGAATTCTATCATCTCAAAAATACGACTTACGTCATGATGATGTAATAGCACAAGAATGTATCATATGGGCTGACAGATTGATCAAACATTTGAACAAAAACAGAAAAGATGAAATATAATTTAATATGACACAAGAAGAAATACAAGAACGTAATAAGCAAATAATCCAAATGATAGGGTTTAAAAGAGGTTTTTGGATTCATCAAGAAAAACCTCTTACCGATGATAAAAGGCAGTGGTGTGATATTGACGGCAAAACCATATTAGGTACAAGGGTGTATTATGATAAAGACTTGCAATTCCACTCAGATTGGAACTGGCTTATGGAGGCAGTTGAGTTTGTGCAAAGATTGCCTCTTGATGAAAAAAATCATAGGATTTGGAACATGCAGTTGAGAACACCAAAAATAGAGATTTTCATTGCTGTGTCTGATTTCGCAAAACTTTATAACGAAGGAAAACTATGAAGCACAATCTTATCAAAAGAAACAACTACCTATTGGTGGTTGATGATACAGAGATAACGGTGAAGGATTGGACATATAGTCCTATGAATGGTATTATACTTATATCAAGTTTAGGTTTAATGATTTCAATAGATACATTTACAAAAAAAATAATAAGTCATCTACCACTCAACGGAGCAGCAGTTTTAACGGGTGTTCCGTTACTGCCACCATTTGAGAATGATGTTGAGAAGTTGGCTAAAGAAAAATATCCTGTGAACATGGGAGAACAATGGACAGAAGATGGTTCAGCATACCCATTAGACTATAATTATGGTTTTAGAATAGGTTTCATAGAAGGTTACAACATAACCAAAGAGAAGTATAAGTACACAGAGGAGGTTATAAGAGCAATTAAAAGAATACTAATTTATGACGATGATAAAAATGATGAAGAAAAAATATCAGAAGTTATCAGAGTTATCGAATCCCTCCAACACCATCCTAAATATCCTATTGCGTTTGAGTGTGAAGTGATTACAAGAGTGTACGATGTCTATCCACAAAGAACAGAACGCAAACCCAAAACCATCACCAATTCTCAAGGTAGAACAGAATGGGTGGGGAAATACATTTATGAATAAAATGTAAAACAAGAACTTAATAAAATGTAAACTATGAAAGAACAGCAAAAGAAAATAGATGCAACAGATGCTCCTCCTGAAGGAGCTATTGAATGGCTTGTAAAAACTTTGAATGATAAAATAGATTTCATTCCTTTACATAAATGGGATGAAATTAGAGATATTATTGGACAAGCCAAACAAACTCAAAAGCACATGGTGATGCATGCATATAATTATGGATGGGATGATGGACATTGGGATGTAAAAGGAAGCGAGGAAGAGAATGCTAATGAAAACTTTTATAATGAGTTTTATGGAAAACAATAAACAACAAACAGCAGTTGAGTGGTTACATATACAACTAAAAAAGGGTATTGACTATAATCCATTAGACCCATTGTCCTATCCAAAATCTGTTGAAAATCTTTTTGACGAAGCCAAACAAATGGAGAAAGAGCAAAAAATTGAATTCGCAAAACATTGTTTGAATAAAGCATTGGACTTAGATACTAGAACAGCGTATAAGGACGTAGAAAAATACTACAACGAAACATATGAGAAAAAATAACGGACAAACAGAAGAGCGTATGACAAGGGAACAACAATTGATATTTGATCTTGTGTTAAAGCATTCACAATTAACCAAAGAAGAGCTTGAAAGTGGTAGCAGGAAAGATAATGTTGTGAGAGCTAAGCAGCTTTTGATGTATCTTTACAGGGAGTGCCTTGGGATGTCACTTGTTAGTATTGGAAACATCACCCTGGCTGGAGACAAGTGTTATAATCATACGAGTGTGATGCATTCATGCAAAAGAGCAAAGGATAGGCTCTTTGTAAAGGAGACAGCGTTCTGTTACATGTATGACTGTATAATGAAAGAACTCAAAGAGCATGGGTTCAGTTATGAGAATAGCGGATGCACACTTGTTGTGCGCTATCCTGAGGGCTATCGCATTCATGATGTTGTAACACTGTTGAATAACCATTTCAAAGAGCTTAATTATGAATTCGTATGAGTTTTGAACTACTCAAAAATGAGGTGGAGCTAGGACTTACAGGCAGAAACAATGGAATACCTATGGGCTTTAACAGGCTCAACAGGTATATTGGCATTCGTAAGAGCATCTATTTCCTTGTGGGTGGTCTGACAGGTTCTGGCAAAACCAGTTTTATTGATGATGCGTTTGTTCTCAATCCTTTTGATTGGTACATCAGTGAACAGAACTCAGGAGTGAAACTGCGCATCATCTATCGTTCAATGGAGCGTTCCAGAACCTATAAGCTAGCCAAATGGGTGAGTAGGAAGATATTCCTGGATGAAGGCATCATCATTCCTGTTAGCAAGCTCCTGGGTTGGACTGATAGGCTTACAAAGGATGAGCATGATTTGTTCCTGATGTATGAGGACTACATTGGAAAGATGGATGATGTCATCACCATCATTGATGGACCAGAAAATGCTGTGGGTATTGCCAAGGAATTAAAGGCGCATGCTTTGCAAAATGGGCGTATTGAGCAGATTGATGAGTATAATAAGCGCTATTTCCCCAGTCATGAGAATGAGATTACGATTGTTATTCTAGATCACATAGGCCTTCTGAAGACTACAAAGGACCAACCCACAAAGAAACAGGCTATCGACAAAATGAGTGATGAACTCAGATATGCTCGTGACTTTTATGGATATACACCTGTTGTGGTGAGTCAGTTCAATCGTGATATTAGTAATCCCATTAGAATAAAGAATGGGGATGTTGAGCCTCAATTGGAGGATTTTGCTGATAGCTCACAGACACAGAATGATGCTGATGTTGTATTAGCTCTGTTCGATCCCATGCGTTACAAGGTGGCTGATCCTAGTGGGTACAACCTTGACAGGCT